CGGCCGGAGGTGGCGCAGCCGCGGCGGCCTGACTATCGACCGGGACCATCGTCGCAGGCATCCACGCCACGTCACCCCACGCGTACCCGGTGCCGTCTGGTGGAAGGAACCGAGGCGCGATCTCCTGCAAGACACGGTTGAGCGGGACACCGATGCCGACCAACTTGGTCGCTTGGTCGATGATCTCGGTGCGATCCTCCTGCAGGGTCTCGATATCCGACAGGTCAAACTCGGCCTCGTCGGCTTCGTTCGGGAACAACTTCACAAGTTGCTCCGTGATCTCGTCGGCGAGCATGGTCGCCTGCGGGATCAGCGTGTCCGTCCACAGCGCCTTCGCCGCCTGCTCGACGTTCGAGTAGGTGGCGTGTTCGTGGTCGCCGATCAACTCGGGCGGCACGCCGTACACCGTGGCGACCTCGCGCAGTTGCCACTTCATCAGGCCGAGAAACTCGGCGTCCTTCGGCGTCAAGGCCAACGACGTGAACGACACCGGCTGCGTCAACACGGCCATGCGGTGCGCCTTGTCGGCACCCTTGAACCGGCGCTCCAGCATCTGGGACAGGCCCTCGGCCTGCTCACGCGTCAGCGACTGCGTCTTGTCGGCCGGTCCGACGATACCCGCGAGTTGCAGACCGTTGTCGAAGATTTGCCGGTTCGAGCGCATCGCCCCAGCCGCGGTATCCACGGCGAGACGGGCGGCGGCAAGCGGCGACAATCCCGCGTACTGATCGACCGGGTTGTCCAGGCGGAACCAGATAACGTCCTCGGTCGGGAACGGCACCTTGCCGCTCACGCCGTCGTCGTACTCAAAGCCGCTGATCCACGTGGTCGCGTCCGGGACCACGCGCATCTTCGACGGGTCGGCCCACCAGATTTCGCGTGGCGGCGCCTGCCTTGCCGTCCGTCCCGCCTGCCCGTTCTCCAGCACCCAGAACGCCTGACCATGCAGGCACAGGCTTAGCTCCGTCATGCGGATCAGGCGACGGAACGTCCAGTGCGGGTTCACGGACCCGAGGAGGTCGTACAGGCGGCCAGTCGTGACCTCGACCCGGTCGCCGTTCGACGCGCGCTTGTACAGGCGCAGGCGAAGGCGTGCGAGGTTGCGTGCCCGGAGATTGACGCAGGCATGGACCGGCGCGCTGGTCGCGATGTACCGGCCATACGCCGATGGCGACCATCGCTCCGGGTCGGTGCCGAACGACGCCTCGAAGCCCGCCATCGCGGGACCGAGACGGAACGCCTTGGCGGCGGCGCGCTGCAACCAGTTCATGCTGCGAACCATTCAGACGCGCCGAGCATGAGGTCGGTGATCGCCCACACCAGCGCATCGAGGCGGTCAGGCGATGATGCGCCCGGCACCCACGTCGCCATCTGATCCTCCAGGCGGTCCAATCCGACCGCGTGTCGGACGCGTCCCTGCTCGTACAGGGCCGCGACCGGCTCGGCGCGCGTGAACTTTCCACGCGAGGCCCGAACCGAACGATACGAAACGTCCTGTCCGAGTGTACGGATGACGGTCTCAACGAGGTCGCCCCCGTTGTTGGCTTCGGCCACGATCCGGTCGGCCCGATGGCGTCGGTACGCCTCCACCGCTCGGCGCGCCCACGCGTCCGGCGTGTACTTCCCGCTCAGGTCGTCGAGCACGTAGCCCATGCCATCCTCGGTCACGCCTGCGACGATGATGCCGGTCTCGTCGCTCGCCTCGCCGGACGTGACGGCTGGGTCAATGGCGACCACGACGCGAGTCATTGCCGGCGGAGTCGAACGCACCAACGCGTCCTCGATCATCGTCCGAGACCACAGCGCGCCCGGCACGTCGTCGAGGAGTTCGGCGTTCAGTTCCTGCCGACCGAGGCGCGTGCCCTCGTACCGTTGCCGGATCGCTTGGATGAACCCCGGCGCCAGGTTCGCCGCGTTGTCGTAGGTCGATCCCCGTGTCGTGACCGTGTCCGAAGCGGCCATGAGGTCGCGCAGGATCGACACCGGCTTCGGCGTGGTCGTGACGACCGTCCGCGGGTCGTCGCCAAGGCGCAGACCGAAGCGGAGCATGTCCCACGCTTCCGGGTACCGCCACGCCGCGAGTTCGTCGCACCATGCGGCGTCGTGCTGGGGACCGCGCAGTCGATCCGGCTCGTCGGCCGAGTACGTCGTCGCCATCGCGCCGGACGGCCACGTGATGCGCCGTTTCGACGGTTCGTACAGCGGCTCCTGCCCCGCGCGTCGGCACACGGCGAGGAGGCCGCTCTCTCCCTCGACCACGACGTCACGCGCGTCGGCAGCGGTCGGCGCGACGAGGGCGATGCGCGATCTCCCCTGCGCGATCTGCGAACGCACCCACTCGGCACCCGTTCGCGTCTTGCCGAAGCCGCGTCCGGCAAGGAGCAGCCACGTCCGCCAGGCACCGTCCGGCGCCTGCTGGTTCGGCCGACCGACGATGCGCCAGTCGGTGCGGAGCGCGTCGAGGTCAGCCTGCGTTCGGCACGTCTGAAGCAGGATCGCCTCCTGCACCGGACGCGGAAGGCGCGCCAGCCTCTGCAATGGCGAGAGCGTCGAGGAAGCCGCCAACTTCTAACCTCACCGGCCCACCGGCCGCGCCGGTCAACTCGACCTGCGTCTTCTCGGCATACCCGCGCTGCTTGTGCTTGCTCTTGAGGTAGAACTCAATCGCGCGCTGGTCGCCTGTGTTGATGTTATCGACGAGTTTCGTCTCGGCAAGGTCACCGAGCGCGGTGTTCGCGAGTTCGATGGCCTCGGCACACTCAGGGTACTTCTGGACGTAGTTGCGGATGGTCTGCCACGAACAGCCGAGCATCTGCGCCGCCACGGTCTGCAGTCCGCGCGCCTTCACGAGTGCCTCAGCCACCTCGCGTCGTCCGATTGCGCGTCCCGACACTGCCATCTCAACTCCCTAAACTATCGCCGCAGCAGCTCTTGATCGACGCGGCTCACCCGAACCAGCACCCGCGGGTTCCTCGCGTCGTCGTACCGCGTCATGCTCAGGTACACGACCTGAGCGTCGTCCTCGTACGCGTACCCGTTCAGCCCGTCGAGGATCGCCTTGGCGAGGTTGTCGATGTCGCCCCGACGGCGAGGCCGGTATGCGATCACCGTGACGGCAACCGGCCCCTCCAATGGTGCCACGATCCCCGCCAGCCTGAGGTACCAGTGCGCCCGCTCGCGCCAGTCCCGGACCTCGTGCGACAGGACGACGCGGTTGCCCGCGCGCCTGTACATGTGATTGACCGACGGCGGGTACGGCAGGCAGATGGCACCCGCAACGACGTCGCCCGGTTTCGCGTGCGCCCACGCAACCGGCAGCGGTTCGTTCGGGTGCCACCCTCTCACGCGTCAAGGCCACTCAGCATTGATTGCGACATGCGTTGTTCTATGACCTGGCACCATTTGTCATCAGCCTCAATCAAGACGCAGCGAAGACCAAGAGACCGAGCAGCATCACCAAGCGTGCCGCTTCCGGCAAACGGATCGACTACCACGGAATCCTTTGGAAGATTCAACACGCTCAAGATGCGACGCATGATTGCTACCGGCTTTTCGGCTGGATGACCGCTCGGCTTCACGATCGGCGAAGGCTCTACCCAGATATCCGCCAGGGAACGATCCTCAATAGCAAACGCTGGACGTCCCATGACAGCCACCAATTCATACCGTGGACGCAGACCTTGCATTCCGCCTACGCCGATTCTTCCCTTATCCCACACCAGTACGGAGGTTATCGGCATGTTTGCATCATGCGCCGCACGCATCAAGACCGGAATCGTGCGCCAATTGCAAAACGTCCAGAACGATCCATCACTTCGGAGTTTGCTCCATGCAATTCGATACCACGTTGTAAACCACAGAGACGAGTTCATCATGTCAGCCCAACTGCCGGTTTTGCTACGCATGTCTCCAGCAGACATTGAACCGATAATGTATGGAGGATCCGTTACTACCGCCGCAATACCATCATCAAGCAGTGAAAGTATTTCTAAGCAGTCGCCCTGATAAAGCGTCACCCCATCGCGCGACATCCGCGGCGTGATGCTCATCGTGCGCTGTGCATCGGCATGATGACGTGGACGAGGCCCGGCTCCTCAATGGACCGAAACGTCCCGGGCGTGATCGCCCCACCGAGCGCAAGCGTGACCTGCACCGACCTGACGGACGCAAGCCATTCCGCGAGAAACTCGCTCGAGAAGTTCACGGTGCAGTCTGCCCCGCTGACACGGCACGGCACCGCAGTCTGGTTGTCGCCGTGATCGTTGCTCGCGCCGGACACGGTGACGCTGCCCGGCACCAGCCCGTCCTCGCTGTCCGCCGTGACGTCCAGACGGATGTTGTGCGCGCTGTCCCTTGCGAAGATCGACGCCACCTTGACGGCACGCGACAGCGCCTCCCGGTCAATCGTCACCGTCGTCGCCGCTTCGGCCGGTACCACCC